TCCGCACCGTGTGCGTCGTCCGTGTCGACGATCGCCATACCGCGGAGGCGCTGGTGCTTGAGCATTTCCGCTCGCGTAATGTCCGGCGCGAATTCGACGCCGCGGCCAGACGGAGAATGTCTCCCGAACTCGCCGAGGTGGCCGCAATGGTCGGCCGCGAATGCTTCCGCATCGATCGCGAAGCGGCCAAGGCGGTCCTGCTCATGATCGGCGACGAAGTGCCGTCATGTGATCGGCCGGCCGACGAACAAATGGATCGGCACGCCGAGCAATAGCTCGACCAGCATGTAAAGCGCGATCAGCGCGACGACGCCGATGTAAAGCCGTTGGACGTTCCACGGCACGGCGACCTGGAAAATCCATTGCAGCACCCATAGGACAATCGCGCCGATCAAGAGCAGGATCGCGACCGCGATGGCGATGTCGATCAAGCCGAGGAGAATTCCGCCGAGGCTCAGCATTTCCGCCTCCCGTCAAACCTTCATTTGAGTCAGCCGATCAAAGCGGCGATATCGATCATCTGCCCGGCGCGATCGCGTCCTCGAAGCCCCATCGCCATGACCAGGGCGACGGCGCCGTCGATGCGGAATCTCGCCTTGTCCTTGTTCAGCTTGCGGTTGCCGGCCGGGTCGAGGCTGGCCACCGCGTTCGCCATGTTCCAATTGAGGATCGGGTGGCTCGGGTGGACCAGCCGATGCTCGAAGATCGCCAGTTCGAGCGCGTCGACGCTCGGCCCCATGTCGCGATAGCCCTGCCCCCATGGAACGAGGCGCAAGCCGACGCCCTTTTTATCCTTGTCGCCGTTGAACGCCTGCAAGCCGATGTTGTCGAACGCCCGCAGCAACTCCTCGATCCGCCAGCGGTCATAGGCCAGGCCGCGGATATTGAACCGCTGGCTAAGCTCGGCGATCGCCGCGGCGATAACCGCCGGATCGATCGAACGGCCGGGGCTGAGCCGCAGAAGCCCAGCGTTAGCCCATTCCTGATAGCGGTTGTTTCCGCTGCCGAAATCGCGTTGCGATTGCTCGGCGAGCAGCGCCGCTGGCTTCCAGAATAGCGGCGCGACCTTGGCCGGGTCAGCGACGGACACCATGACCAGGGCCGCGAGGTCGATCACCGACGCGAGATCGAGCCCGAGATAGACCTCCTCGCCGGCGACGAACTCGGCCGGGCCGATGCAGTCAAGCCATTCGGCCCGCGACACCAACGGCGCGAGCGGCGACACCCGCTGATTGAGAAAGAGGTTCCTGACCTTCGGCTCCTCGGCCGGCATGCGGATGGCCTTGCGGATCGCGGTCGCCAGATCCTCGCGGTCCCTGAACACGCCGAGCGCTGGATTCGCCTTCGCCCATTGCTTCTCGTCGTCGAGCGCGCAGCCCTCGTCGGCGCAGTAGAGGTGACAGATGATCGACGGATCGAGGCCCAGCACGCCGTCGTCGATCAGCTTCGAGAGGATATGCTCCGGGTCGTTCGACTGCGTCGAGATGGCGATGAACAGCGGCTCGATGCGGGCGCCGAAGGCGGTGTCGAAGGCGTCGTAAAGGTTGCGGCTCTTGCTCTGCGCCAACTCGTCATAGATCACGACCGAGGGCGAATAACCGTGCTTGGTCGAGGCCTCGCTTGACACCGCTCGGTACACCGAGCCGCTCGGCCGGTCGATCATCGTCTTGGTCGACGGGATGAGGTCGAGGCGGGCCATAAGCTCCGGCTCGCGCTCCACCATTTGTCTAGCAAACTTATAGATAATGCCGGCTTGTTCGTGATCGTTGGCGGCCGAATAAATCTCGCCGTTGGGAATGACCGCCGGGCCCACCAGGTGCGAAAGCGCGAGCGCGGCGATCAGCGCGCTCTTGCCGTTCTTCCGGGCGATCGAGAGGATGGCCCGGCGGACCACCCGGCGCCCGCCGCGCTGCGGTTCGTAAATGTCGCGGATAAACCGTTGTTCCCAGGGCATGAGCACGAACGGCTTGCCCTGTCCATGACCGCTCGGGACCGATAGCGTCTGAATGAACTGGATGACCCGGTCGGCGAGCTGCTTGCCGCGGTCAGTCCGCTGGATAGGTCCCGCCGAGAAGGCCGGCGAATTTGCCTTGGCCGATCGCTTCGACCGCCGTGAGCCGCGTTCGGGCGGCAGGGGTAAGTCCAAACTCACTCGCGTATCTCACCATATCGCGCGCGGCGTTTTGGGCGATCCAGACCAAGGGATTCGGGGCCGCGCCGCCCGACTGCGTTTTGACGATGAAGCCCTGCAAGACCGGATCGCGCGCCGCCATCGCGGCGATCATCTCGCGCGCCTTCCGCCAGCGCTCGTAAGCGTCGCAATAGGCGGCGAGCGGCTGGATATCGACCACGGTCACCAAGCGGAGGCGGAAGGCCTCGACGATGATCCGGTTCCACTCCTCTTTGGCGTAGGGGCCCAGATCGGCCGGCGGCTCCGGCGGCTCGGTCGGCGGCGTCGGCTCCGGCTCGCGCTTATTGAGCGCCCGCTGGCCCGGATTGCCCCGCAGCAATTTCAGGTGCGTCGGCATCGGCGGCTTGCCGGTGCGCATCGGTAAATCTCCCCAAGTGACGCTGGACGGCGTCCCAAAAGAGGCGGGCGCCCTCGCTCGGCGTCAGCCCGCAAAGGTCCACTTCTCCGGTCGCAAGATGGATAACGATCCGCTGCCCGTTCGCGGCCTGCATGGTGATCGTGTCGACCGGAATCGGCGTTAGGCTGTGCAATTCAGCCTCGATCGCGATCGTCAGGCTGAGCGGGTCAGCCCTCATCGACAGATGCGGACGCCGGCGCGCCAGACGCAGGCGACGCCCGGGCGGGCCACCGGCCGAACGACTGCGGCGCCATAGGGCCGCCGAACGACCGCCGCGCCGCCAACAGGCCGACGCACGCCGACCGCGCCTCGCGGCCCGACGCAGCCCGCGTGATAAGCGCCGGCGCCGCAGACAGCCGCCTTCGCCTCCGCGCCCGCGCCGATGAGGCCGAGAGCGAGAACAGCGGCGAACAAATGCGCAACCGTTGCGTTTTTCACCCTAGCTCGCATCGCCGAGGTCCTCGAAGCAAAGCTCGCCTTGGCCGACCTCGACTGCGTCGGCCCAATGCACAAGCTCGGCCGCCAGCGCCCGCGCCCGGTGCGGCGGCATGGATAGGCCCGTCATGCTCGACGGCCCGGTGATCGAGAGCAGGACGCTGTAATCGTCCCGGGCGGTCGACCACCAGTCGAGGTCCGGCTTGTCGTCCCGATAGACCAGCTTCGGCTTGGCCGGCTTGGTCGGCTCGAATTTGACGATGTCGCCCATGAGCCCATGCTCAAGATGACCGGGAGAGGTTCGCCGGGGCGGACCGGGCTCGCCTCTCCCTTAGCTCGCCTGCTGCCGGTCCGCCGTCAGAGGTCCGCTAACTTAGAACGCAAACCGGGCCGACTTGCGCCGCAAGCCGAGGAACGCCATCGCGCCGAAACCGAGCGCCAACATCGCCCAAGTCGAAGGTTCGGGCGTCGAGACCGCGGTGATGGTGCCGTCGATCGCAATGTGGATCGGCGCCAGGCCGCTCGCGCCGGAAAGCTCAGCAAAGTATGAGCCCGCGCTCAAGATGTCAGGACTGACCGTCGCTTCCTGGCCGCCAGTGACATTGAGGATCGGCGATGATTCGATCAGCGCCCCGATCGGTTGGAAGGGCGAAGTCGGCGCGCTCGAAGTAAAATCGTTGAGCGAAAGCACGCCGCCGGTGATCCGTTGCAGGCCGATGGCGCTGTCGCTCATCGACACCGTGACGGTTTCCCTGGTCGGCAAACTGAACTCGAAAAATTGCTCGAAGCCGATGCCGCCGCCAGGCGTGTCCTGGGCCGGGAGCGCGAGAGACTGGTTGAGGATCGAGCCAATGTTCTCGACCGTGATCTCGGTCGCCGCCTTTGTCGGCGCGGCGCCGAAGGCGGCAATAAATGCGCTAGTCAATAGTAATTTGTTCATGTCCCGGCCTCTCCATAAGTTGTCCGAATAGCAACCCGCGCCAACCCGGCTCAAACGCCCGCCACCTCGCGCCTAACCGCCGCGTCCGCTGCATAAACCGCGGCCAGCGACGCCTTCACGACCGACGGGCGGTCCCGAACAAATGAGCCAACTAAGCAACACAGCGATGACGATAATGAGCCCCGGCGTCAAGAGCGGATCGGCTCCACTATCGACACCCCCGAATGTGCGGGCGCGAGAGCGAACTATCGACACCCCCGGAATGTGCAGCCGCGAGAGCGAAACTACACCGGCGCCCGCGTCCCTGCAGGGCCGAAATTTGATCAGAGCCCCCCCGCCCGTCGCGCGGGGCGGTACGGCGCGCGGGGCTGGCGTAGGACCCGCGGCGCCCCGGCTTGGCCCCCCACTACCAGGCGACCGCCCCGAGGCCAGTTTTTTGCCAATACGGACTCACGCAGCGAAGGGATGCGGACGCCATCGAGCAACACGGAGCGAAGGCGTCTCGACGACGATATGATCGGCGAACCAGCCGACGCCGCCGCTCAGGCACAACTTGTCGCCGTGATACGCCCGCAAGATGTCTTTGCGGGCGACGATGCGTTGGTCGACAAGGTAACGGGCGGCGGAGCACTCCGGGTCGCGCCAGACGCCGATCGCCTTGCCATGAAAGAGAACGCGATAACGCGTCTCGGTGTTCGAGCGTGGATTGGCGCACGGCTTCGGTTTCACCCGTTCAAGCTGAATGTCGATGAAACGGGGCTTTTTGGCCGCCTTGAGGAACTCGGCGAGCATGGCTTAGGCCCTGTTGAACGGGTGGTTCGGGTCGGTCGGCAGGCCGTCGTCGTCGATATCGCCGCGGTAGCCCAGCCGATCGTTAGCCCATTTGCGATTGTGGCAGTCGGCGCACAGCGATTGTAAGCGGCCAAGGCGGAAGGCGTTCCAATTGCCGCCGTGGGGTTGCGCGTGGTCGGCGACGGTCGCCGGGATGATCCGGCCCTTGGCGAGGCAGGCGCGGCAGAGCGGCTCGGCCCGCAATTGATGTTGAGCCCGGCGCTTCCAGCTTCCGAGCCCGTACCATTCGCGCCAATGGAGCGACCCGCCCGGGTCGAGGTTTCGACGATGCAAGGGAAACGCTCCGCGCGTCGGGGAAAGTTGCTTCCCAGCCCTATTTCGACTCGCTCGCGGCGTGGATGTCTAACGTGGACGCGGGTTTTCCGCAAGGTCCGCTTGTGGGGCCAGTTGGCCTCGAAGCAACTCGACCGGGGCCTTGCGGCCGAGCATATCGATCAGGATCCGCTCGCGCTCTCGCGCGGTCTGGCCGGCATAGATGCCGGTGAAGCCGCGAAACGGGCCGCTGGCGACCTTCACCTTGGCGCCGATCGGGATGATCCTCTTGCGCCGGGCGGGCGTGGGTGGTGGAGGCGGCAGCCGGATCAGGCCGTGGGAGTCGATCCGACTCTGCAAAGCGGCGATATCGGCGTCGGGCATTTTCGCCGGAACGTCGCCGAACCGGACCACGCCGAGAATGCCGACCGTGCGGTCGATGCGGCGCCAACGATCGATCACACGCACGAAAACATAGCTCGGAAATAACGCGCCGAGCGTGGTTCGGGGCAAAAAGACGGTGAAGCCGGCCGCCTCGAGCTGTTGGGCGGCGAAGCCTTCATGCCGAGTCACGCACCGCGCAACCGCCCAAAATGCCATGGCCCGCTTTTCCAGAGGCGGTCAATGCGATAGGCTTGACCTCGCCGCAGGCAGTGGTTTGATGGACCCGGCCGGCAAGGCCGAAAAAGGGCGGCGGTTCAGGAGGTGAGCCGCCGCCTTTTCAATGCCTGAAATGCTGAAAGGTCAAGGGGCTGCGGGCAAAAAGCGATGAAAGGCGATAGGCCGTTAAATCGCCCAGGAAGCACGCAGACGTGGTTGCAATTTTTTAGATAATCTCGGTCGGCCGTTTTTTTCGGGCGCCTGCGGGCCGCCTGCGAGGCAGCAAAAGCCACATTGACATAATGGGAAGGTCGAGCGCGCCAGGGCGTTACTTGCCCCGTGTGCTTGCGAAAATCTCATAATTTACGGTGCATTCCGGTGCGTCAACTGTCCTCGGCCTCGCCGAGGTCGAAACGCGTCACGAATACCTAAAACGTGCTTTCCAAGTGCTTTGACTTTTGAAGTATTGCCGCCAGCGCCTTCTCGGTTGTTACAAGCGACGGTTGCGGAGCGCTTTAGTCTCTCACGATCTCTGCGCCGATCCAGCAGACGGGCCAAGGCGGATCGGCCTTGTCCACGCCGATGTAGAGCCAGACCTCGTTGCCGGCTTCATCGTAGCGCTCGAACCGCGCCGGTTGATGCTGCTGCGTCCAATGCGCCCGCATCGCCTCGAACATCGACGGATCGTATTCCCGGCCCTCGAAGCCGGGCGGCGTGAAATCGACGTCAAACTCAGGGATCACCCAATAGAACGATCCCGGCTTGAGCTTGTCCTCGCACATGGGCCTAGCGTAGCTCCAGGACGGCCGTCTCGGATCGGACGGTAGGATAGCGGACGAAGCCGCGAAGGCGGTCCTGCGGCCCGCCTGGGGCCGCGGCGGATCATTCCGCCGCGAGCGTCTCCATGACGGTCATGGGCGAGATTTTGGCGCGGAGGAGGAAGCGCAGGAAGCGCGCGACCGGCTGCGGGATCGGTACGCCCTCCATCCAGCGGCGAGGGGTGCGCTCGTTGATTCCCAAGAGGCGGGCCGCGGCTTGTTGCGACAGCCCAAGCTCCTCGATGACGGTGGCGAACTCGGTCGGCGTCATGTCGTCAGGCGCGAGCGGCCTCCGCGGCCGTCCGGGGCCGCGGCCGGTCGGCGTCAAATGGGGGGTGAATTGGTGAGGCTTGGCGCGGCTCATGTCATTTCACGTGCCCGGCGATGAAATACATCGCGCCGAGGGTAATGACGAAATAGGCGACCTGGGTGCCGACGAACCAGCGGATCGAGGCCACCTCGCGGTCGAGCATCCAGGCCTTAAGCTCGTCGAGCTTTTTCTCAATTCGCCGCTCGGCGCCATCGATCGCCGAATCAAGGTCTTGTTTGGTCGCAGGTTCCATATCCGTTCTTTCCTATCCGTTTGTTCACCCCCGGGCAAGCCGCCCTAGGGTTTCCCTCCTCCGAGCGCCTCGACAAGCTCCGCGGGGCTGTGCGCCTTCACGCGAAAGTTGCTCTCCGTCTCATGCCATTGGCCGTCGCTTGAGAGTGCGGGCGGAAAGAGCGCGACCGCGTTCTCGTTGTCCCACCGCACCAGGCCGATGATGTTCTCCTCGGCGCGTCGCTCAAGGTAGGCCCGCAGCGCCGGATCGCGGTGTGCGTCGGGAAATTTTGGGTCGACCCAAATCTGGACGACCTGGACGTGCTGCTTTTCGCCCGTCTTGTCGTCCCGGAGCGTGACGAAGTCGGGCATGATGTCGAGCACGTAATGGCTCCGATCGGGGCGCCTAAGATCGGCCGTGTCGTCATTGACCAGCCAACGGCAGGACCACAGCCGGCATTCCGGCGAGACGCGCGCGAGCGTCGCATAGACCTTGCAGCCGCGGGCGTGGCTCTGATGGCGGCACCGTTCGCCCGCGCCCTTGCCGAGCGAACGCACGGGCAAGAGGCGACAGCACAATTGGCAGTCGCCGCATTGACGCGTCGGCCGGCCCTCTCGCGTGTTGATGACGAGCGTCATCGCCGCCTCGGTAGCTGCGGCTCGATCAGCGCCAGATAGTTGACCGGGATAAGGTCGCGGACCGCTCGGAGATGCAGCTCGAGCATCGTCTCCCGGATTTGCTCGGTCGCCGCGCTTTCGGGATCGTTGGCGTCGAAATGGCCGGCCAGCCACATGGCCAGGAGATCGGCGAGCGCCGCGCCTTGGACTTCCGGCGCTTTGCCTTTGAACAGCGGCCGGACCGCCTCGACCAGCGCCATGACCTCGTCGGCCTGAGCAACGGCGGTGCGGTATCGCTTGGCTTTGTCGCGCTTCATGGGGCCTCCCTGAGCACTTTGCGGGCCGAGAACTCGACCAGCCGGACCGGATAGCCGCTCATGCGGGCGACGAACGCCGCGTGGTCGCGCAGGCTCTCGACGCGCGCCATGTCGGCGCCGATCAGCGGCATTTGGACGCCGCCGAGCAGCATCGAGCAGACGCCCTCGCCGCCGTCCGGCTCGGTCGCCACCCAGGCGTAAAGGCGCTCGATCTTCTGGCCGGCGCCGGCCTTCCAGGCGCCGCTCATAGCTCGGCCTCCGGCAGCGGCTCGTAGGCCTCGGGATGCGGCACGATCTCCGCTAGGCCGTTGGCCTTGCGCCGAGGATTGGCGATCGCGACACAGTCGCGGCAGATCGGCTCGCGCGTGCCGTTGACGGGCAGCGACGGCACATGAACCGGATTGAAGCCGAACGGCCGACGACAGCCGATGCACGGCCCGAAGGCGATCACGTAGCCGGTCATGGCGTGATCACCTTGAGCGAGAATTCGGCGAGCGCTCCGCCGCCGCCTTCGAATACGCCATCGGCGTTGAGCGCCGTCTCGATCTCAGCGAACTCGTCATCCTCGAATTTGTTCGAGGCGCAGAAATCGGCGAATGGACCGATCCACTCGCCGTTGTTGAGATCGACAATGGTGTCGTTGGTGATGGTCATAGTCCAAACCTTTCCCGGCAGATTGGCCCGATGCCAAGCTCGACGCTTTCGGCGTTCGTCAATTCCCGGCCGCAGCAAGAGCACTGGCCGGTCCTGCGGCCGAAGGCGACTGCCGCCGCCAAAGGGTCGGCCATGGCCGCCACGACGGCCGCCTGTTGCTCCTGCGTGGCCTCGAACGAGGCGACGAACTTGCCGCCCGCGATCTTGCCGATGAACTGGTCGCCGGACCGCAGATAGACGGCGCCGGCGTTGCGGCCGGTGGCCGGCGCGAGGCTGGCGACGAAGCCGTCGAAGCGCAGCTTCGGCCGCTCGATTCCGGAGCTCACCGCCGCATTGAAGGCGGCCATCAGCAGATCGGTCGTGACGGTCGGCGCGTTCTCGATCCGCGCCGCCTTGGCCGCGACGCGCTCGGCGTCGGCGGCCATGAGGCGCTGAACGCCGGCAAGCTGGGCCTCGGTCAGGTCGCCCCACTCCTCGATCGCGCGCAGCATGTCGTCGGGATAGGTGAAGGTCGGCCGGCCGGAATGCGCCAGCATCCACGCCCATTCGGCCGGATGCGCCGCGGCGAACGCCTCGCGGCGCTCGTTCTTCACGTTGGCTTTGCGCTGGACCGCGCGATCGCGCTTGCGCTCACGCTCGGCCGGGCTGGTGAGGCGGTCGAAATGGCCGACGCCCTTGCAGGCGTAGCACGCGCCGAAATCGCGGCCCTTATAGCCGATGAACCGGCCGCGGCCGTTGCACTTCTTGCACGTCTCGCGGAAGGTCGCGCGCGGCGCCGGCGGAGTGATGAAATCCTCCGGCGGCGCCTGCTCGTTCTCGAAGCGCGGGTGATCGCCGCGCCATTCGGGCGCGGCGGGATCGGCGGGCGCTGGGGCGCCGCCGTCGAGATCGTCGATCAGATCGGCGAACGGATCGCGGGGTTTGGGCATTTCAGACATGTCAATATTCCTCGGGTAGCAGGATGGTTGTGGAGCTTCGGTCGCGCTCGGTGATGATCCAGACGCGCTCGCCGTTGGGCTCGGCGGGATTGCGCGGATAGGCGGAGAGGATGCGGTCGCCGCCGGCGAGCGCCCTGTCGTTCATGCGGGCGTCGTCACGGTCGACCACGCCCCAATCGCCGCGGGCGTGACGCCCCAGGATTTCGGTCATGTACGCCGCGTCGAGCGCGCGCAGCGCGCCCGGCGTGGCCGCCAACTGACCGAGGCGGAAGGCCTTTTTCATCGGCCCTCCTCCCAAAACATCACTTTGCGTCTGGCCTCTAACCGGCGGATGCGTTTTGCCAGCAGATAGTTGGCGTATGCGTTGGCGAGCCCGCCAAGGCCGAGCGTCAAAATGCAGGCCGCGTGGAATTGAAGTTCGGTCATCGGCCGGCCTCCCGGTCGATCACCGGCAGCGCCGCCTTCATGGCCTCGATCCAGGTCGTCAGATCGGCCTGGGCCTTGGCGAGTTCGGTGCGCTTGTACCGCTTGCCGGTCACCCGGCTCGCCGCCTCGCACATGTTGGTGACGGTGTAGAGCCGGCCGGCCTTCATCCCGGTTTTGAGATAGAGGCCGATCGCGCCGCGCAACGTCTGCGCGGCGAACAAGAGGACGGCGTCCGGCCCGGCAAAGGTTGTCGCGCCTTTGCTGACCTCGATGAAGCTGTCGTCAGGGCCGCTCATCGGACCGCCTCCAATGGCTCGAAGCCAAACGAGGCGACGACGAACGCCTTGCCGTCGACCACGGCCACGTCGCCGACCGACATCGACGTATGACCGAGGCCCACACGCTCGATCAGCGCCCGGGCCTCGCCATTCGGCGACCAGACCTCGGCTTGAAAGTGGAGGAACACGTCCTCAAGCGCGTGGTCGATCGGTTGGCCTTCCTGGGCCTCGAAGGTGGTCAGGAAGGCGTGCGTGGCGGAGAGGTTCGCCGGGTCGGGCTTGGCGCCCATAATCCCGTCGCGGAACCACTCCGGCCGCATGTAGTGGATGGCGAGTTTCATCGAACCGCCTCCCATCCGGCGAGGGTGGCGCGGGCGGAGAATTTGCCGCCCTTGTCCGCGCGAAGCTCCGCCAAGCCGCGCTTCTGCAGGCCGGAGAGAAAGCCCGCAGCGGCGCGGCCGAGGTTGTGCGGGATGGCCTTTTGGTCGACCCACACCCCGGCGGCGCCGGCGACGTCGAGCAGGGCGCGAAGGATCAGCGTCGCGCCGGCCGAGAGGCCGGCCGCCTTTGGCGCGCTGGCGGGCTTGGGAGCCTCGCTGGCGGCCTTCGGCGGGTCGAGCTTGGCGATCGCCCGCTCGACTCGCCGCGCCTTCGTGGCGCGGTCCTGCTTGGCGCGTTCGACCTTGGCCTTGCGCGCGGTGACGACGACGGAGGCCTCGGCGAGCGCCCGCTCCTGATCAGCGACGACGGCGGCGCGGATTGCGTCGGCGCCCTCGTCGGCCCGGAGCCGGGCGAGCCCGGGGGTGACGTCGCGCGCAACGGCGGCGCGCTCCGCCTCCCAGTCGGCCATAACCGCCGAGCCGATCCGAACCTGCGGGTCGGTGAGAAGCTCCCGGCGGGCCTCTTCTAGCTCCGCCTCGACCTCAGCGGCCGCGGCGTCGCGATCGGCGGCGAGAGCGGCCGTCAGCGCCTCGGCCGTCGGGGCGACCATGTCCGCCGCGTCTGCGGCGGCCGACTCCTCGCGGGTGCGGCCCGGGACCGCGCCGGCCGGCCAGCGGCCGAGCGGAACGTCCTCGGCCTCCTCCGCCGGCTTGACGACGGCCGTGTTGATCCCGCCCGCGATGACGATCTTGGCGGCCTCGCCGTCTGCCCACGCGTCGGGCGCCGCCGCGACGATACGGAAGCCGCCGCTGAGAGCGACGACCGTGAATTCGCCTTCGGCGCATTCGCCGCGCTTGATCGCCTTCCGCACGTCGGCTTGGGCGTTGGATTTTAGGGTGAAGGTTTTGGTGAGATTGAGGGCCACTAGGGTTGCTCCATTGCTCTATGAAGCGGGCAAGGCGCCCGCACCCTGATATAGGGCACGCTGCCCTAGGGCGCAATAGATACAGGCCTGTTTCACGTGAAACTTTGCTGGCCGTCGGGTTACATCCGCGGAAGGTGCGAGCGTTGGCGGTATGGCAACCTGCCCGATCGCCGGCCGGCGTGTCAAATGCAAAAGGGCCGGGGGTGTGAGCCCCGGCCCTTCGACTTTTGCGCATCTTAACGGTGCGCCCTCTAATCACCCGCGTCCGGGTGCTGCGGCCCTTGGTGTCCGCCTTCTTATCGGTCGGCCTTCTCCGCCTCCGCGGCGGCCACGCGCGCTTCGAGCGCCTCGATCCGCTCGCAGGCCGCGGAGACCTGTTTATTCATTCGCTCGTTGTCGCGCATAAGCACCACCAACGCGGCTTTGATGGCGCGCCGGAGCATCGCGACGGCATAGATCAAAACGCCCGTTATCACGATGAGCCCGACGGTTTGCACAAAGTCGAGCGGCGAATCTTCCCGCCATCCCAATCCAAACATAGCGCCGCGGCCCTCAGATGCGCTGTTGAGCGGCGACTCTCGCCTGAAATGTCTCGAACGCCCTCACGCGCCACGGCGCCTGGGTCATGCCGACCATGGCGCGTAGTCTGGTGATCAACAGCGTGACGTCTGCGGCGGCGGCCGGCGACGGATAGAGCGCGTGGATCCACACGGCGCCGCGCGCCGCGGGCCGATACCCGAGCCGCTGGCTTGTGCCGAACGCCTCGCCTAGCTCCTGCAAAAAATCCAAGACGAAGTCGCGCTCGGCGATGGCCTCGTCGCGCTCGGCGATGGCCTCGTCGCGGGCGCGCGCCGTCGCTTCAAAGTCGAACGTGACCCTGAGCGCCGCGCACATCTCCTGCAAATAGTTTCGCAGACGGTCGCATTCGGCGATCGCCTGGTCGAGCTTCACAATGGCCTGGTCGCGCTCGGCGACGATTTGCGGACAGCATTCGGACGGCCGTGGCTCGGTCATGGCTTGGCGCCCTTCCCTGGGTTTGTCGTCCCCCTGTTCTTGGCTGTGCGCCCTGCCCCTGAAACGGGGCGACTGCATCGCGCATCCGGGTTTCGACGTGACGGACGAGTGACACTATTGAGAATGTTGGATGTCACTCAAGCGCGACTTTTGAGCCCTCGTCAACGCCAAACGGCGTCAACTTTTCCGCACGTTTTCGGCCGAGAATCAGGATCGCGCGGGAAGGCTTTGGTTTGCGATATGTCAACATCCAAATGTGTCGAGGACGGCAATCCTGTGGACGACGGCATAACGTCTTCGTGAGCCGATGTGATCCGAGAAACCTATCGCGTGAGCGCCGGGTGACGGCCTCCATGACGCGATGACGCGGGATGACACGTGTCCTATATAGAGCCCCCCTATGTTGTCCTTCGTATGGCCGCGCGCGCATTACAGAGTCTCTATAGGAATCGTGTCATCTAGCGTCATGGCGTCATGCGTCCTCGTCGCCGAGCGGCCGGCCGTAAAAGCGGCCATGCATCGTCCGCTTCAACTGCACCCAGCCTAACTTCTTAAGAATGCTGCCGATCCGCTGTTGTTCTCGCGGTCCGATGCGGGAATTGCCGTCAAACCCCAAACATTCACGTGCGACTTGCGACACCGTGACCTTGTTCACCATGACGCCGTGCGACCATTCCGACACCGGCGGATACCATGGATCATCTTCCTCCCGCTTCTCTTGCTGCGGCTTGAAGAATCTGGCTTCGTCCTCGGCCGTCGGCCACCAGCGGTCGCCCATGCGGAATCGGATCACGGCCTCGGCGAAAAGCTGGTCCCGGACGCCGGCGAGGCCGGCGACGTCGATCGACAGGCATTTGACCGGCCAGTAGCGGCGCCCTCCGGTCGGGTCTTTGATGTACGTGTCCTCGTTGGTGGTGCCGATGAACAGGCATTGCCGCCGCTCGACGACGTCATGCCGGCCGAACGGCGGCCGATAGCGCTCCTCGCGCCGGGTGATGAAGGCCTTCAGCGCCTCCGTCTCCGCTTTCGAAAACGCCGCCAACTCGCTGACTTCGATCAGCCATTTGCCGCGCAAGTGCTGGCGGGCGTCTTTGCCCTCGATCTTGTCGGGCAGGCTGTCCGAGAACCATTCGCCGGCGAGGACGCGGCAGGCGCTCGACTTGAGGATGCCCTGGTCGCCCTCCAAAACCAGCATGTAGTCGGCCTGACAGCCCGGCCTAAACACCCGCGCCACCATGGCGATCAGGAACATCTTGCCGATCGCGCTGACGTATTCGATCGCCGAATCGTCCTCGGCCTCGGCCCCGAAATAGACGAACAGCCAGCGGTCGAGCCGGCTCACGCCGTCCCATTGGAGCCCGTTGAGCCAATCGCGCACCGGGTGAAAGCGGCGCTCGCGGGCGAACACTTCGACCGCCTGGCCGACGATCTCGCGCCCGATCCGGGGCAGGCCCATGCGTTGCAGCCACTCCTGCAGGCGGCCGATGTCGTCGTCGTCGGTTTCATGCGGCGGCGGCTGGGCCGGCTTGGCGTCGGGAAGCCGCGGCCATGGCTTTTGCACGATCGAATGTTGCAGCATCTCGTCGAAGGCGCAGGCCTCGATCAGCTTCTCCTCGCCGCGGAGCGCAATCAGGACGTTGGCGAGGTCGGGGATGACCCGGCCGCGATCGTCGCGGCGCAGGCGGGACACCCACTCGGGCCAGCCTCCGGGCGGCGGCGTCGGCGGCGGCTTGGGCTTGCGCTTTCGAGCCTGGTCGAATTGGACCACCCTCTCATTGAAGCCGCCCGAAGGTGCGTCGGCGTCGGGCGCGGGCCCATCGTCGAGCTTGTGCTCGCGCTTGAACACAATCCAATCTTCGTCCGACAACCACGGCGGTTTTTCAGCCATCGCGGAGCGTCCGCTTGCGTTCGAGATAGCCGACATTCCAGCCGGCGAACCACGCGTTGCGGCGGTCGAGCGGCCAGTCTTTGAAGCGGCGCGGATAAAGCTTGTTGCCGATGAAGGCGCGGCGCCGGCCGTCGGCGAATTCAGCCGGGAAGTCGCGCTCGATGCGCTCGCGCTCCTCGGCCACGCTCGGCCGGCCCTGGTCGGGCTCGGTCATGACTCGGCCTCCGCCGAGCCGAGCGCGCGCGCCAGGGCGAAGGCCTCTTTGGTGACCGCGGCGAGCTGGTGGCAATGCAGGATCAGGGTATGGACGTCGCCGCGATCGGCGGCCAAGGCGACGCTGTGCCAGTACGAGGCGGCGAGTTCGGCGAGGCGAGCGAGCTCATCGAACCGCGCCACGTCGAGCGCGTCGGCAAAAGTCGTCTCCCGTGCGACAGGGCCGTCGGCCATTGGGCGCGGCCTTTTATGGCGGCGTCAGGTCAACGGCGGTCCGGGCTGCAGGCGCGATCATGGAGGCCTCGCAATGTCGGCAGTAGAATTTCGGGTCGTGCGGCCAGCCGCGCCCAAACGGGGCATGCGGAGCGCCGCAGACGACGCAAGGGTGGCGATACGGATCAAAGGCCGCCGGCGGCGGCGGCAGAGGCCTCGCCGGCGGCGCGAAGAGATCGGGCTGCTCGATCACTCGAACAGGTCCTCATTTGCCGCGCCGCGGCACCATCAAGCGGCGGACGTCCTCCTCGCGCAGGACCTCGCCGACGCGCTTGTCCGGTCCGACCGCCTCGGCGATGCGCTCAAAGCCTTTGCCGAAGGCGCCCATCTCGGTCCCGGTGCAATCGGCCATGCGCTTGCCGTTGGCCATCACCAACAGCAGCATGTCGCGCTTCATCCCGTCGGCCGCGGTGCGAATCCGGACGTCCCGCTTGCCGCGCGCCTGATCGCGCGAGGCCTTGGTGTGGGTCGCCCGCAGATCGCGTTCGAGGCTGATGAAATAATGCTCGTTCACCTGCGGCTGGCAGTGCGGGTTGAATTCGAGAAGCTCGTCGAACCTCCTGAGCCATGCGTGCAAGTTCGCGCGCGGCAATTCGTTGACCACCCAGGCCACCAGATCGCGCGCCGTCGGCAGGGCTCGCCGCCCGCCGGCGCCCGACATTGACTTGTCAAGCATCGCCTCCTCCTCCGTCTCCCTTGGTGAACATCTCCATCAATCCGGACGCCTTCGCGCTAAGCAGGAACGCCTCATCGCGCTCGCGCTCGGTCAGGCCGTCGGGGCCTCGCCTGGGATCGGCGCGGGGATGCGTGCGCGTCCATTCCGCTCGCGGATCGCCGCCCGCTTGCAGGCATTGCAGCAACCGATTGGCGTTCACGCGCGCCTCGCCGACGCTGGTTGAGGAGAGAGGACCGAGCGAAAGGTGACTGCTGGAGCCCCACCGCCATTCAAAAAAAGCGCGCAGCGGCGAGGTCAGATGTTTGCGGCGCACGACCAGGGCGAGCCGGCTTGCGCCGTCGACTCGATGAACGCCGGGCGTCTCGCGCAGCCGCTCGGCGTCCTCGGCGCTCACGATCGTCGGCGGCTTGTGGGTCAGCGGCCGGACCTTCGCCGCCGCTTGGCGCAATTGGTCGAGTTGGCGCACGTCGCCAGGGGCCGAGGGATTGAGGCGCTGATAGAGCCGGCGGGCGTCGGCGAGGCTGACCTTGGGATAAGCGCCGAGGTCGATATGGCGCATCTTGCCCTCGACCTTAAAACGCAGCGCAAAATAGGCGTAGCGGCGCCCGTTCCGCTCCTGAACAACGAACACCATTCCGGGCGCGTTGGCGATCCAGTAGCTTCCGGCCTTTTCGTAAGCCGCGGGCAAGGTGGCGCCGGTGACCATGCGCTCGTAATGGCCGGCCCGTCGGGGCTCGACCACAAGCTGCTGCGGCTCGACGCGGCCTGGGGCCGGCAATAAAGCGGAGGGCGGCTCCCAGATCATCGCATCGCCATCCGCTGATAAGGGTGGGCGGCTTTCTCCAACCGGCCCCGGAGGTCGGCCAGCGAGGCGCGATAGCCGTGCATCTCTTCGTCGAATAACCGGCGGTTTTCCGCGGCTTCGCTCTCGTATTTCGCCTCGGTTCTGGCCATCCGCGCTTCGAGGTCGTCGAGGCGATCGCGGATTTCGGTCAGCTCGGCCGGCTCGGCCAGCGGCCCATAATTGCGCTCGCGCAACGCAATGACCGCGTCGACCGGCGCGCTAGTTTCCCGAGCCACCCGCTCGTCCGACCAGCCTTTGGTGTAGCTGTGCGCCTCTTTGTCGAAATTGCGGATTAGCAGTTCGGTCATAGCGAACCACAGAGCCTCGTTCGGCACCGGGGCCGCCACGATCATCGCCGAGCTTGAAGCGGCCCCGCTCGGCGGCGTCCTCAGTTCCGGCCGAGCGATCAGGTTGCCCTTGGCGTCGAAATTGCCGGGCGTTATGTCCTTCATCGGTCGTTCCTCCTGGCCGGGGGCATTGCCGCACAGCGGGCACAGCGGCGGCTTGCCCCATTCAATGCCCCACCCCGCCCGGCGAAATTTCGTCGCCAAGGCCTCCGGGTCCATGTTTGACGGGAAGCTGAGAAAGTGAAACGCGCCGCATTGACTGCAGCGGACCCGCCACTTTCCGTCGACCCGTTCGCATCCGTATCGTTCCATGCGTTTCGCGACCTGGCGCTGGCGCATTCGGGCCTCATCGGCTTCGCCATGACACGCGAGTCTCATCCGGCCCATGCATCACCTGAAAAGCTCCAGTTGCGGTTTCGCTTGCCGGGTCGGCTTAGGCCCGCGCGCGTCGATCTTCGGCCGCACGTCGCGGCCGTCATATGGCGGCGGCTTCGGCGGCGGCGGCTCGCACTGATGACGGTGAACCTCGACGAACTCGCCCATCTCGGTCTCGACGTAAGTCGGCTTGCGCAGCGGATGGGCCCCGACGTCGAGCGCGATCCGCCGGCCGCGCCAATCGGTTCTGAGCTCCAATCGCTCGCCGCAGTCCCGGCAGCGGACAATGTCGCCGTCGTGCTCGGTCATTCGCCCCGCTCCGCATAGTCGAGCCACGGCCGGCCGCGATGCTGGCGATCCCATAAAAACCAGGCGTGATTGTCGGACGGAGCGCTGGGCCCCTCGAACCATTTGATCCGGTCGAGCAGCACGATCTTGCCGGCGAACGCCGGATGATCGCGGAAGATGTCGACCCGAGTCTTGCCCGAATCGAAGTCGACGCGGAGCAGCATCGCGACGATGCGAACGTCCAGCCTGAGCGCATGGCGGATGAAAGCGCACGCCAGATCGGACCGCCGGTCCTCGCCATAGGGCGGGTTCGTGACGATCGCGTCAGTCAGCGGTGGCGGCTCGGTGCGCTTGAGGAAATCATCGCGAGTCGCGATGACGCGAAAGCCTTCCGCCGTCAGCGCCCTCGCCAGGGCGCCGGCGCCGGCGGCCGGCTCCCACACTTGAAGGGCGCGCGATTTCAGGTAGCCGAACAAGTCAGCGAGGGTCGCCGTGACCCAGTGCGGTGTCGGATAGTCCTCGTTTGGACGGCGGTCATAGCCGGAAGCGCGCTGGCTCATTCGTCCTCGCTGTCTTCCTCGGCAAGGGCCGGCATTAAGGCGAACGGGTCTTCGGCCAGCTTCTCGACATAGCCGTGCAAGACACGCTGAACGTCGCCTAGCGTCGGCAAGTCGCGGCGCGACGTAAGCTCGCGAATCCAAGTCATGATTCGCTCGTGCCTTTGCGCCATAGTGGTGTTAAATCGCGTAACGATTCCGGCGTTCGTGTCATCCCAGGCCTGAAGCTCGGGAATGGTCATTTGCTTCATCTGGAAGCTCACGCCCTTGCCGACTTTCACGAACAGGGTGGCGACGTAGCCGCCATCGGTCTGGTTGGAGATTTTGTTGCTAACGGCGTGCCAATGCTTGACGAGCCGGCGCGCGATAAAGGCGTAATCAATGACGTCCGGCCGCTCACGCATCGCCTCCGCAACCCGAATGTGGAGAATCGCGTCGGGACAGGCGCCATCCGCGCTTTCGTCAGCGAGAACCTTTGCGATATTTTGAACGAACGTGATCGGCGAATAGACCGGGTGTCGAGGGTGCGCGGTCATGCCATGCCCTCCACTCGCTTGAGCAAGAACGAGAGGACGTCGATGCAGTCCTGCACCGTTTGGCTCGTCAATGGGATTTCATGATCGCCGGCCGGCCAGTATTTCCGGTCGATCGCGCCGAACATCATCGCCTCGTAGTGCTCAGGCGACGCCTCTTGCGGATAAAGCGCGGTGAGGATGCGGATCAGATTGCCGGTCGCGATTTTTTTATGCTTCTCCTCCTCGCTCTTGCGCTCATCGAGCGCGGCGCAGGCCTCGCGCAGGCTCATTTTCCCCTCTTCCACCAGCGTCATGAACTCGGGCGCCGCGCTCAGCTTTGCGCGAAGAAACTCGTCGCTGTCAGGCGCTCGCTTGACCGTCATCGCAGCCTCATAGGCTTCGCTTAGCGGAAAGCCGTCGCGGACCTTCGCCGCCAATTCTGGCGTGTAGCGGAGGATGGCGCGGGCCTGACTGACGAGATTCTGCCAATGGCCCTGGCTCAACCTCTCAGGTTTTCCTGAGAGGTTGGCGCGGCGCCCGTTCGTGAGTTTCGCGTCGGGGAACAGCCGCGCATAGCCCATCGCCTTTTGGCCAGCGGTGATGTTGCGCCGCTCGTTGCGGTCAGCCACGAACGCAAGCAAAGCGTCCTCGTCGGCGAACTCGATTTCTTCATAGGCTGGCGGAGCGCCCGCGATCTCGCAGGCCTTGAAACGGTTACGACCGTCGACGATCCAGCGCTCGCGGCCGATGCGACCGATGGTGATCGGATCGCGGAGGCCGTTCGCGGCGATCGATTCGACAAGCTCCGCAAGCTCGTCGGCGTCCATCAACCGATAAGCGTCAGCCGCCGGGTGCGCTCTCAGCGCCTCGACTTTCTTGTCCACGCTTGGGCCTCCCTGGTTCTTCGTCGATTACCGTCAGTTCGCGGATCGCCCGATCGATCGCCGCCTTGACCGGACCGAGCGCCAGCAGCGCGCGATGCGCCGATTGGCCGGAGACGTAGGGGCCAATAGGCGGCAGGCGCGATCGCGGCGCCGGCTCAACATGGGCGAACTTGGCGCCGGTGCTGATCTCCGCCACTCGGCCCGGGTTAAAGTCGCCGCCGAACCAAGCGACGATCCATTGCTGCTTGTCGCCGCGCGCGAGCATGCCCTTGATGACCGCGGCGTCGTCGCCGGTGATCTTCATGCGCTCGCCTCGTCGTGGACGTAAAAATTCCACTCGCCGCAATCGTCGGCGAGCGTCGCGCAGCCGCGGATGATCGACGCTTCACTCTGGCCGAAAATTTCGACGCTTTCGCCGCAGCGGGTGCATGTGACGGCGATGCTCGGGACCTCGCCGCCCTCGGAGCCGGCGAGCATGATGTCGTCGATCTCGACCTTGACGCGCCGCATCCGCCGATGCTTGCCCGGGTGGATCAGGAGCCGCGCCAAGCGCAACACCCGACCGCGCGGCGGCTCGCGGCCCATCCGCCACTCGAGCACTTCACTCGCCTCCTCGACCGCCGGTCGCGCTTGAGGCTGTGACACGCCTTCGGCTTTGGCGGCGCGATCGGCGAGAGCGTCGATGAGGTTGAAGGCGCTCATGCGCTGCCCTTCGTCGGGCCGATCGCGTCGGCCGGATGCGGCTCGAATTTTTTCAGCATCGCCTCAAGCTGGCGGACGACTTCCGCGGCGAGGCACGGCAGGCAAACGCTGTAGTTTTCGGAGATATCCGGGAGAACGTGCTTGACCACGTATGAGGCATGGCCGCCGATGTCGTCGTGAAACGGATCGTCGCTCATGCGCTGATCCCCGTTCTCAGCGCGCCCCAGCGTTTGAGGATGAACAGCGCACCGTCGAAGCTGTCGGTCCATGCGTGCGGATAGCCATGCGCCAGGCAGTAGCTTTCGAAGTCCTCCTGATCGTCGGACAGCGTCTCGCCGCGCCGTTTCAGTTCGAGGAAATGGGCGAGCGCGGCCGGCGAGAGCAGGATCAGATCGGCCCAGCCGCGGGCGAGGCCCATCCGCTTGAGCCTGCCGGCCGTCACCTTGTTGCGGAGTTCGCCGGCCGGGAAATGCGAGAACCTCCAGCCGGGCGTGATCCAGCGGCGGAGGACATCGGCGACCAGACATTGCAGGGCGAATTCGGGCGCCGGCGGCGCTCGCCGCAACGGCCGGCCCAATAGGTCGCGCTGTGCGACCGGGCGCGGCATTTAGGCCACCTCGGCGGTGTCTGCTTTCGTTCGCGGCGGCTTACTTTTGCGGCTCAATTGCTGGAACAGATCGAGCGAGCCTTCGGCGCCGAGCGCGTGCACCCACTTCATCATCGTCGTGTAGCCGGCGTCGCGATGGCCGTTCTCGACTTCGAGCACGAAATGGCGGGAGATGCCGATCCGCCGGGCGAGTTCGGCTTGAGTGAAGCCGGCCCGCAGCCGCGCGTCTTTCAACCCCGCCCGATGAAACGTGGCGCCCATGCCCTTAAGGTTGCGTTACCGCCAACGAACCGTCAAGTGGCGCGTCGGCGGCGCACTCCCCAAATTTCCAGAGGCAAACGGGTTAACCCATGCGGCGACTCGTGGTATGTTGGCAATATGCCAACGTCCAAGCCACCACCACGGCCGCCTCGGCGGCGCCGAGTTTTTATCAGCGCGCCGAAAGGCGAGCGCGACGGATACCGCTTTTATCTCAAGGAGTGGCGGGAGTTTCGCGGCATGTCCCAAGAGGACTTGGCCGCCGCGCTCAAAACCAGCAAAGGCGAGATTTCCCGCTATGAACGCGGCCACCGCGCCTACAGCCTGCTTGTCCAGTTCCGTCTGGCGAAAGCGCTCTCGATCAAGCCGTGGCAATTTTTTTTCCCGCCGGACTTCAAGTCCGCCGACGCCATGCTCGAACACCTCTCGCCCGAGGAGCGCGAGCACTATCTGAGCGTTTTAGAAGTCATGATGCGCCCGCCAAAATCCGAGCCATAGCCCGGCGCGCGGCCGGCCCCACTTGACAAAGGTTGCCTTATCGCCAACGATCATCCCGTTGGCCACGAGGCAACCTCAATGCACGCCGTTTCCGTCGAGCTTGATCGCGGCAAGGCCCGCGAACTCTATCGCGAATACAAGAAACACGTGCACTGGTCGCGGCCGATCGACCGCGAATGTATGCGCGCCTATCAATTCCTCGCCCTCGGCCGGCTGGTCATCCAAGCGCTCGAAAGTGTGAAGGCCGCCGGGGTCAATACCGAGGGCGAAGGCGTCGGCTTTCCCAAGCTGGCGCTATGCCGCGCCGACGCGCTGACCTGCGTCGCGACCATGAGCCATGATGGCTCGGTCACGATGGCCGCCGACGACGCGCGGGCGCGCTACCGGCGCGGCCCGGGCTGGACCGTGATGCGGTCGCGCAACATCCTTCATTGGCCGGCCGGATCGTTTGCGCCGCTGCCGAACCGAGGCAAATGGCGCGCCGCCTCGCTGGTGCCGACGCCTCCGCTGCACCTGCGCCCGAAGCGCGGCTTGGAGAATTATTCGATTTTGTGGGAGGCGACCTGGTCGCCCATGCCGCCGACCGATCCGCTGCTGCTGCGCCGCATCGGTCTGGCCGACCTTTGGCTTGTGGTCGCTCAATGGGACCTAACGCAAATCGAGCGGGCCGCGATGGCGACGAGGGTGCGCGCATGACGGCGAGGCGGGGAAACGGCGAGGCGATCACCGCGCGGCTAGAGCGGCTTCGCGCCAATCTGACCGACGTAGTCGAGCATCTTGAGGAGGCCTTGCACGGCGCGCAGGTCGCGTTGGTCGAGGTCGAGGCGGAATTGCATGTGACCCGGCGACGACCGCCGCTCAACAGCAAACGGGCGCCGCAGCCGAGCCGCAAGGAGGCGACCGCGGAATGAGCTGGACCGAGCCACGCAAGGCCGACGTCGAGGCTAGACTCGCCGAGCTTGAATACGAGATCGCGCTCGCCATCCGGCAGGGCGCGATGGAGGACAAATTCAACTGGCTGGCGACCTTCTCCGGCCCGACAGAGGCAAAGCCGGAGGAGCATTGGATCGCCGTTCTCACCGTAGGCAAAACCTGATGGAGACGCGCCTTCTCGTCATGAAGCCGGGCTCGCCCGAGGAGCGGCGGACGTTCGAACTGCCGGAGCGGCCGACCTACAACGAACTTCGCGAACTGCTGCGGATCCTGCTCGGCGAGTGCGATCCCGAGCACGTCGCCGTCCTGGCCGACTTCGCCGGCGGCCTCAACTTCAAGCGCGCCGATATGTTCGTCGACGAGATGGGCCATCCGAAGCGCCTGCCGCGCAACGAGGCCGCCACCACGCTCTATCGGCGCGCGACGTTGCTGCGCGAGGAGGGCGACCCTGAATTGCTCGATTGGATCGCCGGGCCGGCGGTTTTGTTCGAACGCATCGTCTGGACTTGAGGGAGGGGAGCCAATGCGAACGCGCACCCAACGTTTGGATGCCCGACGCGAAATCATGAAGGGCGTCAACGATCACGACACGACCATGGTCGAGGCGATCCTGGAGCTTTGCGATACGCTCGACGATTTGGGCGAGCGCTTCGCCGATGCGCATGACGAAACGCGCAAGGCGATTGACGGGCTCGCCGACCAGTTCGGCAAGCTAAAGGCGCTCCTCCCATGAATTCCGGCCAAGCTGAGCATCTCCCGCTCGGCGACGTCGGGATGGTCGCCGTCGGTAGCGCCGGCGGCGACCTCATCGAACGGCGGCCGATCAAGAGCCGCTCGGAATGGCTCGAATGGCGGATGCACGACGTCACCGCGTCTGACGTCTCCGCCTTGTTCGGCGCTCATCCTTACGGCCGCACCCGGCTCAGCCTATGGGCCGAGAAGGCGGGCCTGCTCGGCGGCGAGGGCATGGCCGACGGTTCCATGCTGCGCATCGGCCGGTGGGGCGAGGCGGCGGTGCTCGAGATGCTCGCCGACGAACGCCCGGGATGGATCGTAAGCCGGCCGCGCGTTTATCTGCGTGATCCATCGATCCGGCTCGGCGCCACGCCGGACGCCGAGGCGCTCGATCCGGAGCGCGACGGGCTCGGCGTCGTTCAGTGCAAGATGCTGACCGAGGGCGTGTTCGAGCGCGAGTGGGCCGACGGGCCGCCGCTCGGCCATCAGCTACAGACCTTGTCCGAGATGATGCTGGCGCGCGCCGCCTGGGGCGCGCTCGCCGCCCTGGTCGTCGCGCGTTACGAATGGCGGCCGGTTATTTTCGAGCTCATCCGCCATGAGGCAGCCGAGGCCCGCATCCGCGCCGCGGTCAGCCGCTTTTGGGCCGACTTCGAGGCCGGCTTGATGCCGGTCCTCGATCCGGAGAACGACGCCGAGACAATCAGCCGGGTCTATCCGAGAGCCGAGATCAAGACGCCGCCGCTCGATCTCAGCGGCGACAACGATCTCCCCGGCATGCTGGCGACCCGGGCGACGCTGAGCACGCTCATCAAAGACGCGGTGAAGCAGATCGAGAACGTCGAAACCAGGGTCAAGGCCCGGCTCGGCGTGCATGAGCGCGGGTTCCTGCCTGGCTGGCGGATCGCGTGGAAGAACGAACCGCGCAAAGGCCACGTCGTCGAGCCGAGTAATCCGCGGGTGCTGCGTATCAGTCCGATCAAGGGAAGCTAATCATGCCTGTAGACGACCCAGAGGACCGCGCGTCGCTCCTCGACGCCTTCGCCAAGACTGAGATCATCGCCCCGGCGAGCGTGCCGGCGACCGCCGCCGAATTTGCGACCGCCGGCGGCCGGGTCATCGGCGCGCAAAAGATCGCAGTGCCGCGCGAGATAGAGAAAATCTTCCTCAGCCTGAAGACGTTGGCCGCCCGCGCTGGCGAGGATTGGTATTACCGCTATCCAGTGCGCAAAAAAATCAAGGACGAGAAGACTGGGAAGGAAACCTGGGTCGTCGAATACATCGAAGGTCACTCCATCAAGCTCGCCAACGACTTGGCCCGGACCTACGGCAATTGCGAGGTCGACACGCGCGCGATCGACTTCGGCGATTCCTGGATGTTTTACGCTCGATTCACTGATTACGAATCCGGCTATTCGCTGACTCGGCCGTTCCAGCAATACAAGTCGCAGAAGTCGCTAAAAACCGACGCCGATCGGGCGGGCCAAATCGCGTTCGCGATCGGCGCGTCGAAGGCCCAGCGCAACGTCACCGTCAACGCCCTGCAGACCTTCGCTGACTTCGCCTTCGAGGAGGCCAAGGATGCGCTGGTCGGCAAGATCGGCAAAGACCTGGCGAACTGGCGCGCCAAGACCATCGCCAAGCTGGAGGCGAAGGTCGACATCAAGCGGGTCGAGGCGGTCCTAGGCCGCACCGCGCCCGAGTGGTTGGCGCCCGACGTCTCCCAAGCCATCGCCATGATGAAGGCCGTCCAAGACGGCATGGCGGCGCTCGATGAGACGTTTCCGCCGCTTGCGCCGCCGCCTGGGGAAGCGCAGCCGGCGGCCGACAAGCTCGACGAATTCGCATCAGATTCCGGCGCCTCGGCCGCTCCTCCAGTAGAGGCCGAGAGACGACCGCCGGATGAGGCCGCGGCGGGTGGAGCAAACCCCCGCCCGCCCGCCGCGGCTGATCCTTCGACGCGAGGCCCCGGCCATGGTCGAAGCTGAGGCAAGGCAGGCGAGGTGCGACTTGGTTTGGTCTGGCACGGCCAGGTCCGGCGAGGCGAGGCGAGGTCAGGCAGGCGCGGCAAGGCGAGGTGCGGCGAGGCATGGCGCGACATGGCCTGGCAAGGCCGGGGTGGTCGGGCAAGGTAAGGCTCGGCTTGGCTTGGCGGTGTGGGGCGCGGCTTGGCCGGCATGGTCCGGCCTGACAAGGCTCGGCCAGGCCTGGCAAGGCTCGGCTCGGCGTGGCGCGGGTGGCCGGCAAGGCGCGGCGCGGCCGGGCGAGGCCGGGCGTGATCCGGCTAGGCGAGGCCTGGTTGGCCGCGGCGCGGCCAGGCGGGCATGGCTCGGCTGGAGCGGCGAGGCACGGCTCGGCGTGATCGGCATGGCATGGCGAGTTCGGGCACGGCTAGGCCGGCGGGGCTGGTTGCGGCAGAGCGCGGCAGGGCACGTTCGGTTTGGCAGGGCCTG